GGATCGCGCCACCGATCTTGCGCGCGATCATCTGCACGCGGTCGTTGACGCCGGCCGTCTCGCCGTACGCCGCGCCCTTGGCGACGGCGCCGATGGCGAACGCACCCGAGCGGGGGACCTGCTTCGTGTCGGACGCCATCGGCTCGGCGCGGCCCAGCCGCTCCGTGACCGAGGCGCGGGCGAGGGCCTGGATCGCACGGTCGTTCAGCTCGACCGGAATCCAGTTGTCGAAGGTCTCGCGTGCCATGACGGCTTCTCCTGTGTGCGAAGGTGTCGGGGGTGTGAGTCCCGGCCCCGCCTTCGGCAGTCAGGCCGTGAAGTTCGTTGCTGACGCGCTCCGCCTACGGCGGACGAGCGCGTCCAGATGTGGGCAGGATAGCAGAACGCCGCCCCTCTACACAGGAGGGGCGGCGCACGCTTTCCGTGGACCCACCGTTCACGGACCCACGGATACTACCTCACCGGCCGCGCCGGATCTTCCGCTCGACCGAGCTGTACCCGGCCTGGCCGGCGATGGCGAGCGCGAACTTCTCGTCGGCGCTCAGCGTCTTGCCGCCGCCCGTCCCGTTCGAGGACGACGAGCGGGAGACGTTCCGAGCAGCCGGACGGCGACGGCGATCTGTGTCGTCGTCATCCTCGGATCGAAACAGCTCCGGGAACTCGTCCTTCAGCTCGTCGATGACGTCGGCGAAGTCCTCGGGGTCGAAGCGGCCACGCCGGTCGGGCTCGATGTCGTCGAGGCCGACGGTGGCGAGAAGCCGCTCCGCACGCCGGCTCGTGCCGGTGAAGCCGGCCGACGTGAGCGCGTTCACGCCCGCCTGCGTCAGCGCCGCCGTGCGGAAGTCGGGGCCGTCGTCGTCGCTGTCCTGCCCCTTGTCCTTGTCCGCGTTGCTGTTCGCCAGCTTCTTCCAGCGCTGCGACTCGCTGCGCGCCCGGCGCAGCGAACGCTCCAGCACCTTCAGGCGCTTGGCGGTGTCGTCGTCCTTGCCCTTGCCCTTGTCGTCGTCCGACTCGTCGTCGTCGCCCTCGTCGTCGCCCTCGTCGTCGTCGCCCTCGTCGTCGTCCGAACCGCCGCCGTCGTCGTCCGGCTCGAACGACGGGAGCAGCGAAAGCCACGAGCGGCGCAGGTCGGGCGCCAGCGGGTCCAGCAGGTGCAGCTTCATGTGGGGCCTCCGTTATGCGGGGTTGACGTTCTGAATCGCGAGCCTGCTCAGGATGTCGTTGACGATGACGTCCGCGCCAGCGAGAGCAAGTCCACCCGACGCCGACAGTGATGTCGCCGTCGAGAGCTTCTGTGCAGCGTCCGCGACCGTCACGAGCGCTGCGATCCTTTCCTTGAGCGACATGGCTTCCGGCGTCTGGTCCAGCCATGCGTGAACCTGGTCGTCATCGTAACCGGCCTCAACGAGCGTCTGGTCGGTCGGCACGCCGCAGAGCTGCCGGAGCTGGACGGCCTGCCAGTCGGTGACGTCCTCCGCGACGTACGGCGGAACCCACCGAACGTCAACACGGTTCACGGCGTGACCGGCGACGAGAAGCGTGTACTTCCACTCTTCGCGGAGCGTCGCCTGGAACCGGCGCATCATCGCCTGCGCGCGCTTCGTGGCCGGCCGCTCGGCGACCTTCCGGCTCTCGCCCGACGGAGGGATGACCGTGTGCTCGAAGTCGTGAAGAGGCGTGTCGGTCAGGATCGACATCATCGAGATGTACTTGAATGCCGGGTCCATGAACGACTTCGTCGCGTCGGCCGCATCGAACTGGCCGACTTCCTTGACGCCGGTCCACATCTGCATCGTGCCCGGCCCGCCGCGCATGTTCGAGCCCTGCCCACCGCGGCGCTCCTGCGCGGGGGTGGTGTTCGAGAGGTTCGCGGCGTTCTCGTCGGCGTCCCAATTCGGGCCGTCGTTGTTCTGGTCCAGCACGCCGCCCTCTTCGGAGAGCGCGTACCGCTGCGGCCAACCGGCCGCCTCCGTCGTCGTGAGCTGCGTGATGAGCATCTTGTTGATCGCGAGCTGCGGCGCGTAGGCGTTCTTGTGAACAGGGATGCCGTACGGCTCGGCCGTACGGTAGTGCACGACGGGGATCTCGCCGCCGATGACCGGCTCGTCGTCCTGCGACGGCTGCCACGACTCCGGCTTGTCCGGCGTCTTGCCGGCGTCCGTCTCCCAGAACTCGACGCGGTCCGAGTAGTGCAGCTCCACCCTGTGAATGCGCATGTTCGCCTCTTCGCGGTAGTCCACGAAGCGACGGACGAAGAACAGCTTGCGGCGCGGGTTCTTCCCGTCGTAGATCATGCGAGCGTCGCACGGCTCGATCATGACCTTCTCCCAGCCGACCTCGACGATCTCGTCGTCGGCCACGCCGACGACGTCGTCCTGCGCGTCGTAGGGCAGCGTCATGACGTACGAGTCGCCGTACTCCAGCGCCTTGTAGAAAGCGTCGGGGTAGAACTTCTCGCCGTCGTTCGCGTTGAAGATGTCCTTCAGGAGAAGCGTGCCCTCTTCGTCGTCCGGCACGCCGAGCGAACGCAGCTCGATCCGGCCGGCAAGCGCCTTCACCGGCACCTGCGCGAAGTTGAAGCGGTACGGCTGACCCGTCTGCGCGATCAGCTCTTCGACCTTGCGCGACGAGAAGTACTCTTCGACCTCGCCGTCGTGGAAGTCCTTGGCGAGCTGGTAGTCGCCCGCGGCCTCGTCGATCGCCTTCCAGCCGACGACGACATCCTCTGCGCTCACGTGTAGCTCTCTTCTCTGAAGCCGACCTGCGGCCGGTCGTCCGGCATGAGGAAGTATCGGACGCCCGACACGGCTGCGTCCACGACATCGTCATGTGAGGCGTTAGGGAAGCCTACCGCCTGCTCTTCGAGCTTGTCCCAGCGCTGCGAGTGCGAGACCCGGCCGCGCTGCCAGTACTCCAGCGCCTCCCCGAACCGGGCCTCCTTGCTCGTCGTCGAGTTGTGCTGCACGACGACGATCCCCGGGATGCCGGCGAAGACGTCGGACCAGAGGTCACCGCCCTGATTCGACTCGACGAAGATGAGCCGCACCTTCGGGTACTGCGGCAGAATCTTGTTCACGACGAAGTCCTTCAAGTGCTGACCCGTCAGACGCACGCCACGGCTGTACCGCACCGCGACCTTGCTCGGCTCGACAACCTTGCGCTTGTACACCATTCCCTGCGTCGTCTGCCGGAACGGCACCGGCTGCGTCACGGCCGGCCGGTAGCTCACCACCGCGAGGCCGGTCTCGTCCGAGGTCTTCTTCGTCGTCACCGCGGGGTCGATGAACAGCGCCGTCTTCGTACAGCCTTCGAGGTCCCCGTACCTGAAGTCCTCGCGACGCCAGTACACGCCGTCGCGCGCCATCGGGTCGTTGTCGTAGTTCTTCGCGTACGAGCGCGTGTGCCTGATCGACTGGAGCCACTTCAGCGGCCACTTGCCCGGCCAGATCGAGATCTCGTCGCCCTCTTCGTCGGTCAGGATCGCCGGGTAGTAATGGCACTTCACGTTCTCGTCGGCGATCCAATCGGCGACCTCGACGCCCTTCGCCGCCTTGACGCACTGGTGCATGATCGAGCCCGGCATCGTCACGGTCCCGACCATGATGACGCTCGCGCGCACGTTCAGCGGGAACGCGGCATCCGTCAGCGTCCCGAGCCGCTTCGTCGCGATGTCCGCCGAGTACACCTTCTCGTCCGGCTCGATGTCGTCGAAGATCAGCAGGTCGGGCCGCTTCGCGCCGATCTTCATACCGAGCATGCCGGAGTCCATGCCGCGAGCTGCGAAGATGCAACCGTTGCTCAGGTGAATCATTCCGCCACGGTCGCTGACCGTCCCGCCGCTGCGCCTCTTGCTCGGCTTGCACAGGTCGGGAAAGTCGTGCTGTAGCAACGAGTTCGCATCCATCTCCATGCGGATCGTCAGCAGGTGCGCCTCCGCCTGCGTGCTCGTGTCGGCGAACGCGGCGATGAACGTCCTGTACTCGTACGCCATCGCCCACATCGGCAGGATGAGAAACCACCACGTGCTCTTCCCGCTCTCACGCGGACCGATCACGGCGTCCCGCTGCTCCTGCGGTTCGAGGACATGCGGGTCCGCCCACTTCAGCGCCAGGCTCGCCCACGTGTAGTGGATCTCCGAGAACGTCATCTGTGAAGCGGCATCACGCAGATGGTGGTTGAAGTACAGGATCGAGAACGCCACCGGGTCCTCGCCCAGCTTGCGCCGGATCACCTGCTGCGTCAGCGCATCATGGGTGGGCAGCTCGGCGATGACCTCGTCCAGCCGGCGATGCCACTCCGGCGTCCAGTGGTGCCCCTTGACGAAGAAGCTCTGCCCACCCGCGCGGTCGGGGAGCCGATCGTCCAGCGTCGCCTCTGCCGTCGCCGCGGTCACAGCGGGTCGTCCGGCGCGAATGCGGGGTCAGTGGTGGGGGCCCGTCCCGCGGTGACGTTGTCGAGAAGCGCCTGCGCCTCTTGCACGAACGCCTCGACGATGATCTCATCGTCATCGGTGGCCGGGGTCGCCGGAAGGGCCGGCGCGTCCTGTCCAAGCACGCGCCGCAGCGCGGCCTCGGCCGCCTCCTGCGCACTCTGCTGCGCCTGCTCCGTCACCGTGATCTCCACCTGCGCCGGAGCGTCCGCACCCGTCAGCTCCGACAGCCGACGGTTCGCCAGCAACAGAGCCTTCGCCGCATTGATCCGCGTCGAGTAGTCCCACGCGATCTCGCCATCGGCATCGACCACCGGCTTACCGTTGCTGTAGGCCGGGATCGGGTCCGAGTGCATGAGTTCCGACAGGTTCTTCATCACGTCCAACGCAGACATGATGAGGCGCTGACGCATCGAGACCGCGTCGTTCGCCTCCAGTTCGCCGTACTTCCTCCGCAGGAAGTCGAGACGCCTCTTCACACCCGCGCCGGACATCTCGAACTGCACCGCGAGCTGCGCGACGGAACCGCCTGCGACGTACGCCTCCCATAAGGCGTTGTCGCGCTCCACGAGCTGCGGCGCCCCACCCTTCCGGCGCTCCTGCGTCTGTCGTCTCTGGGCCATGTGCGCATTGTACGACGACGACAGCCCTCCGCCTACGCTCGAAACTTGGATTGTCACGCAACCGACCAAGATCAACTTGGTCTGGGCGCCGAAAAACTGACGCGATTCGCGGACACCATGCGCCTACCTCGTGCGCGCCCCGGATTATGGGCACCCCCGGGGGTCGGCGGTCGGCGGTCGGCGCGCGCTCGCTCGCTCGCATGCGTGTGCACCCGCACGCATCATGCGCATGCGTTGTGCGTGCGCATGTGTTGTGTGTGTGCATGCATGCATGAGTGCATATGTGTGCTACCCGCGTTGTGAGCCCTGTTCACTAGCTCTCTGCGTAGGGGTGTGTGCATGGGTGCATGCATGCCGCGGGGTGCGTAGGGGGTACCCCTGTGAACGCCGTTTACGGGCGCTATGGGGGGTTGCGCCGGCGGGCGTTCGGTCTGCGCGCGCGGGGGGCGAAAGCATTGCGAGCGAGCTTCGGAAACCTACTAGGTCACCCGCACGCACAAGGGCGCCCCCGTCCGTGGGGGACGGGGGCGCCAGTGGCGGGGCGTTCAGCGGTGGGGGCAGTCCTCGGGACGGTGGCCGCTGGCGTCGTCCGTGCAGCGCGTGCACAGGGGCGCGGGACGCGGGACGTAGTGGTGCAGTGGCTGCCATCCGTCGGCGCACGCTGCGCAGTCCGTGTGCCATGCGAACGTCTCGCTGTCCTCGTCCAACCAGACCGTCATGCTCTCGTCTGACATATCGCAGTAAGGGGACTCGCCAGCCTTGAGCGCATCGGCGACGTACTCGACAGCGGCAGGTCCGTAGTCCTCGACCGTGCGCGGCAGGAAGGGAGAGCGGGGGGCGTATGTGTTCGTCATGTGAAGAGGATACACACAAGGGCGCCCCCTCTGTCAAGAGGGGGCGCCCATCTTGTGAGCCGATGCGGGACGGTCCCGCATCATGACGAACGGCTCAAGCCCTGGTGCCGTACAGCCATGCGCGCACGTAGCCCTGGTGCTTCGATGTGGTCACGCTGTAGCGCGCGTCCGGGATGATGCGCGTCCCATCCGTCAGCACGTATCCGATCGGCGTGGCGTAGGACGACACTACGTAGGCGAGGCGCCCGGCGCGCGCGTGCGTGCGGAACAGTTCCGCATCCTCGCGCGGCATCCGGCCGCTGTCGCGGTAGAGCGGGAAGCCCTCGGGGATGCGCTCACCCTTCAGGGCCGATGCGGTGAAGTCTCGCCCGTTGGCGAGTGCACCGTTCGGGCCGGCCGCCTCACGCTGCGAGATCACGAGCTTCGCCATGTCTGTCTTCCTTCCGTAGTCTCTGTGATTCTTGCTTGTGTGAACAGACTACACGCTCACGGGAGGATGTCAACCCCCGACACGTCTACCGTGCAGTCATCGAAGAGTTGGCATTCGTGCGACACGTTCGTCGGTTCAGTCGTGCCGTTCGTGTGAATCGCCAGAACGGCGCCGAACACGTGCGCACCGACGAAGAGACAGAACGCCGGGAGATGCCACGCCGGACGGCGCCCCCGGGTGACGGGGGCGCCGTTGCGAGCGTGCCTCACGGGCGGGCCCACACCTTCCCGTAGTGGCGATCACCGGCGAGAGAGTCACCGCACATGCCGCACGGGCGAGAGCTGAAGTCGACGCGGTCACAGTCGCACTCAAGGGTGCCGTCGCGCCATGCGCTCTCGATCTCGTCGGCCGATGCGCCCGGCCGGCAGGTGTGCTCACTGAAGAGGATGCCGAGCGTGACACTCTCGCCGCTGTCGAGTAGGTAGGGCGCCGGAGTCTCGGCGTGCGTCTCGCAGCACTCACCGTTAGCCACGGAGAGAGTGCAGCACCGGCAGAGGGTGATGTCTCGGAGAGCTTGAATGTTCGTCATGTGAAGAGAGTACACACACGACGGCGCCCCCGTCAAGTCCTGACGGGGGCGCCGTGTCCTCAGTTCACGAGGACATGACTTCGATGTCGCCCGGCGCCGTGTCCTCGTCGACGATGGCGTAGCGGCCACCGTAGACACGCGCCGCATCCTGGAGACGTCCCCAGACAGCGGCGTTGCCACGGTCGAAGAAACCGGCGCCGTGACCGGAGGACGAGAGCAGGAAGTCCGATCCCAGCTCACGCCACGCCGAGAGTCGACCGCCCACGTGATCCTGCCGACGCATGACGTAGGACTCACAGTCACTCAGGTTCGCGCTCACGAAGTCGAGGACGTCCGCCACGATCTCGGTCTGCGCGTCGGCAGTGAAGTCCGACAGCGCAACGGGCGCGTAGTCGAGATGCGCACCACTCACGCTCTCCCCCTCGGAGTCGAGGACGTTGGCGAAGAGCAGTGCCTGGCAGTAGCCACCGACAGCGGCGTCGACGCGCTCGTCGGTGGGGGACAGGGTTTCGGCGTTCTGTGTGTTCGTCATGTGAAGAGAGTACACACACGACGGCGCCCCCGTCAAGTCCTGACGGGGGCGCACTTTCGGATGAGTCAGAGCTGGGATGCGTGATACCCGCACATGATCTCTGCGTAGGGCCGACCGCGGTAGACAGCGACGATGTCGCCGGAATGATTGTTGGACGGCTGCTCACACACTCGGAAGAATCGGCGCACCCATCGCAGCGTGAGCGAACGGCCGATCCTGTCCGTGACGTCCGAAGAGACGAACGTCTGGAGGCCCGACGGTAGGACCATGACGATCGGACCACCGTAGATCGATCCGACGAACGTCACGGTGCCGGGAGCTTCGTCACCGTACTGCACCGTTGCTGTGTAGCTGATCTGTCCGGCGATACCGTCACGGCCGGCGATGTCGAGGACGGTGGGGGACTCTGCCTGTGTGTTCGTCATGTGAAGAGAGTACACAGCAGGTGCCAGGATGTCAACGCTTGACATCGAAGAGAGTGCGTGTGTACTCTCTTCACATGCGAATCCACTCCAGTGTCATCACCCGACAGGACATCCACAACGCTGCGCGTGACGCGCGTGCTGACGTGCTCCAGCTTGACGATCACCCCTCGCGGTCGCGGAGCAAGGCTTTCGAGATCACACTCGGGGGACTGTCGAAGAGTCGCACGCAGCGATTCCGTGACGAGAGAGCGGCCACCTACCGTCAGTGGGGGCACTTCCTCGCCATCCTCTTCAAGATCGACCCTGCCATGCGTGCCGGCGCCTATGACGGTGTGCAACGATTCGACGAGATCACGCGCTACGCCTTCGATCCGATCCCGTACACCACCGACGGTGACGACAGGGTGGCGAAAGCGCTCCGCTGGCCCCGCTACCCACCGCGCAGGACCGACCGAAGCTCCGCATCCGAAAGGTCCGTCACCCGTCCGTCAGGGTGGCGGACCTTTCGCGTTTTCTCGTCCCCCTTGCCGTTCTCCCACTGTGCACCGACGCGCACGCCGTCACGTTGCGCCCTGACGAGGATGAATGTCTTCACCGGGCCGGGTCGACCCGTTGTCGCATGCGGTTTCTGTCCGCGCGAGATCGTCACGGCAACGGTCCAGCCGTTCGCGCGTGCCAGCTCCGCAATGACGCGCGCGCCGTTCGGAGTCTCGTCCGCTGTCGCCGGCCGCGCGGTCATCGTCGGCGCCGGGAACGGCATGCGCTCAGCCACGACGATGACGTCGGGCCACGTGCGACGGTAGCGAGCAGGCTTGAGCTTGAGCACCGGCCGGCCGCTACCGCAGTAACGCGGGTGGAGCGAGATGCCGTCAGTCGCCTTCCTCTTGCAGTCACACTGCCACGTCACGAAAGCGGTCACGCTGTCTTGAGTCCGTTCGCGAGTAGGTAGCGCTCAACGGGCCCGTCCATGCGCTGTGTCGCCAGCACGTACTCAATCGCGCGCGCGACCGTTCCGCCTTTCATGTCCGGCAACAGGTCGACGTCGATCTTGAGTTGCTTCGCGAACGTGACCGCTTTATCACTCGCCTTACGGTTGCGCCACGCGCGTTCACGCATGCCTAGCAGCTCTTCCTCCTCCGTGATCTCGCCTTCGGCAAGTGCCATCGCGAGAGTGAGATCGGGAACGTTGCGAGCGATCCAGCCTCCGGTCGCCTTGCCCCGGCGCGAGTACCACGCGACTTCGTACTCGCCCGGCAACGGCGCGGAGTGCAGCACGATGTACCGCAGGCCGGCAGGGATGAACCAGTGACCGGCGCGCGTCTGTTCCCACGCCACGCGAGAGCCGTGGAACAGGTCGACCTCTTCGGTGACGATCTCTGCGTCACTCCAGACGACGTCAGCCTTCGCGCCTTTCTCTTCGATGTACTCGTCGATAGCTTCGAGCAGGCTCTCGGATTCCTTCGGCTCACGCATCGGCATACCGGCGAGAGTCGCAAGCGTCGCGAGAGGATGCTTCACGCTCGCACCGACAACGTCGAGGACGAGAGCGCGCGCCTTGCCCTGGAACAGTCGCAGCACGCGCCCGACCATCTGAATGTACAGCGGCGCGCTCGTCGTCGGCCGAGCGATGATGCACACTTCGGCGCGCG